GTGGTGGCGGTGGTGGCGGTGATAATGACAAGCCAGCAAAGAAAGCTACGCCTAAAAAGGATAACGGCACTAGCAAATACTTTAAGAAAACATCTACGCCTAAAGCTAAAGCTCCAGACACTAGGTCTAAGCGTGAATCGGGTAATCGTGCAGCAACTAAAGCTAAAGCTAAAGCCAAAGCTAAGGCCAAAGCACCAAAAATTAACTATGGTGGCAATGGGAACCAACGAGCTAACTTGCCTAGTGAAGTTAATAAACCTGTTCGGCCTGCAACGCCTATAAAGTCTACAGCAAAGACTACGCCAGTAGCGACAGCTAAGATTACTCAGCCTAAAGTTGAAGAAGAAAGGCCAAGCGGTACTCTCAGAAATGGCTTGGCTACAAATAAAATTAAAACAACAATGGGTATAGAAACTGATGGCTATGGGGTTAATGAATCTGGATTTGCTGGCCCTTCTAGTACAAACAATGTTCTAGCCATCAATAACATTGCACAATCTAAAACCTCACAAGACCCTAAGTTACTAGGTGAAATGGGAGTCGAGACTACACAACCAGTAAACACTGGGGAGGTTAGCCAGTTTAACGAGCGAGGTAGAACTCCAGTTAAGACTCCTATGACACCAAAGCCATTGGAGCAAGGGTCTATTTCATTGGGCAGTGGCCCAGAAGCAGCAAACAAGAGAGCCATAGACCTACAGAAAGCTTACCAAGAGCCAGTACCAAGGGCTAATTTTGATCAATCTACTTATGACTCAGAGGTTAAGTCTAACAAAGACTCGACCATACCAAGTGTTCTTTTATCAGCAATAAAAAATGACAAGTATCGCAATGATGAAGTCAGTTACAACCAGGCATACTACAAAGCCAGGCTAGCAGGAGGCGCAACTCAGGCAGAGCTTGCCGCAGAACAAAAGTCGATAGGCAGTGAAAAGATGTACTCAGGTGATCGTGTTATTACCAAAGAGGATCAAGCAAGATCAAAGTACATTCTGGCTGGTATTGAGAGAACTGGCGTTACGCCTACAGTGACCTCTGAAAAGTCTGGTTTCTTTGATGAGATGACTACGACAAAAAGCTCCTATGACATTGGCACAGGTAAGCCAGTGACCACCACAACGCAAGAATACAAGCCAAACATTCTAGGTGTCCAACTTGGTGACAATATTACTAAGACGTTTGTTAATGGCGTGGCGACTTATACCAAGACAGGTGATGGTGAGGCTAAGACTTCAGATTTAGGGTCGCTAAAACAAAGATCACAGTCTTCACCAGATCCTATTGCAGAGATGCAAGACATTGATAATCAGATCAAGACTGAGACTGATCCTGTCATCTTAAAAGCTTTACACAAGCGCAGACTAATGCTGATGCGTATGAATAGAACCAATACTAGATTCGCTGGATTACTAGGCGAAGCTGACACGAAACGAACAAACCTGATGAGTATTAGCTAATGGAAGTGTATGAAAAGGGCAAGCAAGCAGAGCCAACTGTGTCACCGATTGCGTTACTCAAGCGTTATGACCGATTAAAAGGTGATCGCACTAACTGGGATACGATGTGGGAAGAGTTAGCAACCTACCTAATGCCTGGTAAAACTGACTTCATTACAGTTAACACCAGAGGCACTAAACGGGCTGCTGAGGTGTACGATTCTACGGGCATACACGCACTACAGATTCTCTCTGCATCGCTTCATGGGTCGCTTACAAGCCCCTCAACCAAGTGGTTTGGATTACGCTTTCGTGAAGACGCGCTAAACGAAGACAAAGATGCAAAAGATTGGCTTGAGAAATGCTCCAAAGGTATCTTTCAAGAGTTTGGTAAGTCTAACTTTTCGACAGAAGTGGCTGAGGCTTATCAAGACATGGTGGGCTTTGGCACTGCTGTATTGCAGTTTGATGTAAAGACTAAAGAAGCTGAGTTCGATGGCTTCAATTTTAGAGCCTGTCACTTAGCTGAGGTGGTGGTTGCTGAGAGTGAAGAGGGCCGTATTGATACTGTCTTTCGTAAGTTAAAGCTGACCGCACGACAAGCTCATCAGAAGTTTGGCGATGCGTGTGGCGAGAAGTCCATGAAAGCTTTAGAGACTGATCCTGACAAAGTGTTTGAGTATGTCCAAGCTGTGTTTCCGCGTGAGTTAAAGGGTGAGCCAGCAATGGTTGCGCCACCTAATATGCGTCCGTGGGCCTGCTATTTTATCAGCGTTGAAGACAAAAAGATTTGCAAAGAAAGTGGCTATTATGAGCTTCCGTTCATGGTTCCTCGTTGGGCTAAGACTACGGGTGACGTTTATGGCTTTGGCCCTGGTTGCGTAGCTCGACCTGATGTTAAGACCTTAAATGAGGCTAGAAAGTTGGCTATGAAAGCGTGGGAGAAAAGTATAGACCCACCACTCAAAGCCATGCAGAACGGCATACTAGGCAAGATTGATTTACGTCCCAGTACAGTGACTTATGTACGCGACATGAATAACCTAGAGCCGATTGTCAATCAAACCAACTGGAATGCTGACAGCCTAATGTTAGGTGATGTTCGTGCATCAGTAAGGCGCATATTCTTTAGTGATCAGCTTGAGTTAAACGAAGGGCCACAGATGACCGCGACTGAGGTGCAAGTGCGTTATGAACTAATGCAGCGTTTGCTAGGCCCGACTCTTGGACGCTTACAGTCTGAGTTCTTAAACCCTATTGTTGAACGAGCTTTTTATTCCATGTTGCGTGGCAATGCGCTGCCACCAATGCCCGAAATCTTACAAGAGGTAGGAGGTGATCTGGACATTGAGTATGTAGGCCCATTAGCACGATCTCAGAAAATGGATGAGGTGACAGGCATTCAACGCGCAGTGGATGGGATCATGCAACTGGCTCAAGTTAACCCAGAGGTGTTGGACATTGTTGATGTAGACAAGGCAGGTCGCACGATCTCAGACAGATTAGGCGCTCCTGCTGATATGTTGCGAGGTGTTGAGCAAGTGGGTGAGATTAGGCAGTCACGACAGCAGCAGCAACAGGCACAAGCTGAGATGGATCAAGGCCAGCAAGAGATTGCAGGCGCACAGCAAGTAGCCGATTTGGAGCAGACAGTAAATGGATCAGTTCAGTAAGGACATTAGAGAATTATTTAGCAGCAAAACAGGCGAGAGAATACTTGCCAATATGAAAGTGGCCTATGGTGATCGGATCTCGTTCTCCACAGACCCCTGTGAAACTGCCTTTAAAGAAGGGCAGCGAAGCATATATTTAGAAATTAAAAACGTAGTGGAGAAGAAACATGAGTGAAGAAGCAGTAGCAACAGAGTCTTGGCATTCTGGGTTATCTGATGAGTACAGGGGTAATGAATCTCTGTCGCAGATACCTGACCTAAACACCTTAGCTAAATCATACTTAGACGCACAACAATACGCTGGCGGCTCTATTCGCATACCAGGCGAAGATGCCTCTACAGACGATTGGACAGCGTTTAACGCAAAGCTTACCGACAAGGTTCCTACGCTGTTAAACCTTCCCAGCGATGAGCAAGAGGCCCGTAATGCGATGTATGCGCGTCTTGGTCGCCCAGATACTAAAGATGGCTATCAAGTTGATGGTGCTGACCCTGACTTTTTAGAGTGGGCGCATGACAACGGGCTATCGACTGCACAAGTTAAGGCATGGCAAGAGAATACCCAAGGTCAATCTAGTCAGGATCAACAAGACACTGACGCAGAGATGCAAGCGGCTAATGATCTACTTAAAAAAGAATGGGGTCATGCCTACGATGCGAAGTTAGCTGCGGCTAAGAATGCAGTCATGGCTTACGCTGATGCTGAAACTCAACAATTCCTACTCGATTCTGGCCTAGCTAATAACCCTGGCATGATTCGTTTGATGGCTGGCATAGGGGCAACCTTGACCGAAGAGCAGTCAGCAGGCATTGAGTCAAGCACACGTTTTACCTTGTCACCCACTGAGGCAATGGATCGGATCAGTGAGGTTAGGCGCAACTTGGAACACCCTTACAATATTAATAATCACCCTCAGCATAGGGCTGAAGTAGAGAAGATGGAAAGGCTCTACACACAAGCATATCCAGAAGAGGTTTAATTTCTAATAACCGAGCAGTATTGAACGAACATCTAATCAACAGGGTAGCTAAACCTTAGTCCTGTGGGTTAGATGAGCCGTTTCTCATATCTCGTTGAAGCAAGCGTTATTGCCAGTGAAGAGTCCCGTTTGGGGTAGCTCGAAGCGCCAATTTCAATTGCCAATTCGGAGATACCCTCATGGCTAATACAATCAGTAAAGCGTTTGTCCAACAGTTCCAAGACAACCTAATCCACCTAGCATCACAAAAAGGTTCGCGTTTACGCGCATCAGTAACCGAGCAGTCAGTAACAGGCGAGAAGTTTAACTTTGAACGTCTTGGTAATGTCGCTGCTGTCGTTAAATCTAGCCGTCACACGAATACGCCAGTGTTGGAAGTACCTCACTCTCGTAGGACTGCGACAATGACTGACTATCACTGGGCCGACCTCATCGATGACGAGGACAAGGTTCGTATGTTAATCAGCCCAGAGTCTAACTATGCCAAGTCTGGCGCTAACTCAATGGCACGTGCATTCGATGATTTAATCATTGCTGCTGCCACTGGTAACGCTGTCGATGGTTCTGGAACAAACGTGGCATTGCCTGCTGGTCAAAAGATCGCTCACGGCTCTGCTGGTTTAACCCTTGCTAAATTGATCTCTACTAAAGAGATTTTAGACGGCAACGAAGTAGACGAAGAAGAGCGTTTCTTTGTACTAGGCTCACAGCAAGTGTCTAACTTGTTAAACACAACTGAAGTGAAGTCTGCTGACTACAACTCTATCAAAGCTTTAGTTCAAGGCGACATTGACACCTTCATGGGTTTCAAGTTCTTGCGCTCAGAGCGTTTAAACCTTAACTCAACCCAGCGTAAATGTTTCGCATTTACTAAAGGCGCGATGGGCTTAGGCATTGGTAAAGATGTATCGACCAAGATCGATCTACGTCCAGACAAGAGTTATGCCCATCAGGTGTACTTGTCATTCGTAGCAGGCGCAACTCGCATCCAAGACGAATGTGTTGTTGAGGTTCTTTGTACTGAGTCCTAAGTTCAGTAAGTAAACACAAGGGGCTGAAACACGCCCCTTTTTTTTAAGTCGAGGATGAGATATGGCTAGTGAAGTTTCAATATGTAACCGAGCATTAGCTCTGCTAGGGGCCAATACGATCACCTCACTGTCAGATGGCTCAACTGAGGCCAATGTTTGTAATGCCGTTTATGCCGATGCGCGTGATGCTGTGCTACGAGCTTACCCTTGGTCATGCGCCATTCAACGGGCGACCTTAGCCCAACTATCAACAGCACCAGTTTGGGGTTATGGAAAAGCATACAGCTTACCTAACGACCCACACTGTCTATCAGTGCTTGAGCTAAAAGAGACAAGCACATACCGCATTGAGGGGCGCACCCTTGTATGCAATACCGACACAGCGACCATTAGATTTGTCGCACGAATTACAGATCCTGCTCAATTTGATCCAGCGTTAGTGTTTGCACTAGCAAGTAGAATCGCAGCAGAGGTTGCCTACGCACTCACTCAAAACAGAGCTTTGTCAAACGATATGTGGACAATGTCCTCAGCAGCAATGGTTGATGCGTCAATTTATGATGGGGCAGAAGTAGGCTCAGAAGACATCAACTCCGTAGTTTTCGAGGTGGCTAGAGCATGAGGCTAAACCCGATTGTTAATTCTTTTGCGTCAGGCGAATTATCTCCCAGACTTTATGGGCGCACAGACTCACCTAAGTATGCCACTGGATGTGAGGTCATGGAAAACTTCATGGCTTTGCCTCATGGCGGTGCAATGCGAAGAGGTGGGACTCGGTTTATAAACGAGGTTAAAAACTCAGCCCATACAACCAGGCTAATCCCTTTTGAGTTTAGTGTAGACCAGACCTATGTCTTAGAGTTCGGTAATAACTACATCCGTTTCTATACCAATGGTGGTCAAGTCCAAGCTAGTGGATCAGCCTATGAGATCAGCACCACTTACACTCACTCTCAGGTAAATGAACTACAGTTCGCGCAAAATGCAGATGTAATGTGGATCGTTCACCCTAGTCATAAGCCCAGAAAATTAACGAGGTTAGCCCATGCGACATGGACACTTGCTGACGAAGTATTTAAAAAAGGCCCATTCTTACCTGTCAACCAAGACGAGTCACTTACGCTTACTTTTGCCAGCACCTCTGCTGCGACTCAAAATCTCACTGCCTCTGCTTCTTTGTTTGACGCTTCTCACGTTGGCACTGATTGGCAAGTAGACACTAACCCTGGCAATGCTGCTGGCGAAGTCGTTTGGGTTCGCGTCAATAGCGTAGCATCAGCCACTGTAGCTAACGTCACAGTGAAAGATTTGAGCTATATGCCGACAGACACTAACGCTACTAACCTATGGCAAGAGGGTGCGTTTTCTACGCTCAGAGGATTCCCAGCAGGGGTCGTGTTTTACGAGCAACGCTTGTGGTATGGCGGCACATCACATAAGCCTCAGACTTTATGGGCATCTAAAACTGGCATCTATGAGGATTTCGACCTAGGGGCTAAAGCGTCTGATGGACTTAGTTATGCAATTGCATCTGACCGAGTCAACAACATCAAGTGGATGGCTGCTCAACGTGTACTAATTGTCGGTACATCAGGCGGTGAGTTTAGGGTCACAGGCGGTAATGAATCTGCTATCACACCTACCAATGTCGATGTTCGTAGACAAACCAGCTATGGATCTAAGCTAGGCCATCCAGCGTATGTTGGGTCGGATGTATTCTTTATTCAACGAAGCGGTACACAGGTTCGTAACGTGGCGTACAAGTGGGAGTCTGACTCGTTTCAGTCTGATGACGTAACTTTTCTAGCGGAACACATCACCACAGGTGGATTAACAACTTTAAGCTACAGCCATGTGCCCGACTCGTTGCTTCTGGGCCTACGCGCTGATGGCGTATTGCTAATGCTTACCTATGAGCCGACTCAAGAGGTAATCGGATGGCACAGGCACATTACTGATGGCGAGTATAAGTCTCTAGCTGTCATCTCAGAAGACGGGCCTGACCAGTTCTGGTTTGTTGTTAAACGGACAATTGGTGGTGCAACTAAACAATATGTCGAGCTATACACCCCAGACATTTTCCTAGACTCAATGATCTCATACTCTGGCAGCGCAACATCTGCTGTTACAGGGCTTGCACATCTTGAGGGTAAGACTGTACAGATTACAGCCGATGGTGCTGTACACCCCGATCTTGTGGTTTCTAGCGGTGCTATTGCCCTTAACTACACAGCGACTGACATAAAGGTTGGCCTAAAGTATGTATCTAAGTTGACACCGACTCGACCTGGCAGTAACGCAGGAGCTGGCACAATGCTTGGAAAGTTTAAGCGGTGGAATGAAATATTTGTACGCTTAGAAAAATCTGCAATACCTAAGATAAATGGACAGCGTCCACCTGTGCGCTCCCCAGGAACTAATTTTGGCAATGAAGAGCCTGTGGTTTCTGAAGACATTAACATAAAAAATCTAGGCTATGACCGAGATGGACGCATTAATATTGAACAAGACTTGCCCCTAGCCTGCCATATAGTTTCGCTATTTGGCACTTTGAGCGTTGGAGATTAACTATGAGTTTTATGGCATTTCTGCAAATTGCAGGGGCAGTCAAGCAGTACAGTGACGCAAGTAGTGCCGCCTCTGAAATGCGCGAGGCTGGCGAGAAGAACGCCCAACTAGCCGAACTAGAAACACAAGAGCGACTTAGACGGACACGCTATAAGTTTGACCAAGATCAGGGTCAGCGAGTAGTGGCTTATGCAAAGTCAGGGGTGGATCTAACCAGTGGGTCTACCTTAGCGGTGATGGCAGAGGCAGCTAATGTTGCAGAGCGTGAAATGGCCTTTACAGCCCAGCAGGGAAGACGCACAGCGTCAGCTAGGAGAGCAGGATCTAATTCACAAGCCAGTTCAATGAAGAGCCAGGGAGAGAGTCTTTTGATTAGTGGTGTTGGCAAAGTAGGCAATGACAATAATTGGTGGGGAATAGGCGAGTGAAAATACCAGGCATTAATCAATCAGGTGTTCCAGGGGCAGAGCAAATTAGTCTAGGTGCAATCTCTTCTGCTGCCTCAGCTAAGATGCAAACAAACTCAGCGTTAACTAAGGTGGTCAATGACTACCAAACCAAGATCGTTAAGGCCGAGACTGACGAAGAGTACAGTCGCTTATCTAACGGATTCGCTAGAGACACAAGCGCAGCAAAAGATGAGATTTATAACCAAGCTAGGGTTGATGAGAATGGTGCGCCTACCCATAGCACTATGTTAGAGCAATACCAAGCGGCTCACGACAAGATTGCTAAAGACTACAGTAGCCGAGTTAAATTTAACCCCAATCAGGGCGCATTTACACGATACGCAGATTCAACTTTAACGAATAACACCAACGCAGTTAGGGGTGAGGTAGGCCGTAGAACAATTGCACACCTGTCAGGCGCATACGAGCAGTCTAGGATCGATTTAATGCAAAGCCCTGATGGTATGGCTGAGTTTGCAGAGGCCCAGCAGAAAGCCTTAGAGGTGGGTTTAATTACGGCTGGTAAAATGGCAACAGACTTTGACTCATTCCAACATGAGCATCACACCAACCGAATTATGAGCGAGTTCCAAGCCGAGCGAGATTTAGGTCGTGGGCAAGAGTATTTAGATGGCATTGAGCTACCTCCAACATTTGATGAAGGTGAGCGACAGCAGATGGCAAATCGAATGAATGCTCATTTGGTTAATGATCAGAATCTTGTAGATCGTGAGATTGCTAGGGTTTCGCGTGAGGCAAAAGAGTTAGAAGCCAAGACCATGAAAGCTGCTAGAAAAGGCAAGGAATTGCTTGAGAGTGGTCGGCCTCTGACCGAGGATCAATTCAGTCAAATCAACAACACCATTAGCCAGTTAACTGATCCAGATAACATAGAGCAAATGGAAATCTCCCTAGATGTTTACAGCAACGTGCAGTCATTAATGAGCATGACTAGAGAAGAGCGCACAGTCGCCCTTAATAATTCACTTGAAGACATTATAGATAACCGCGACCTTATTATTAAACAGTCAACTCAAAAGGCTTACAAAGCCATTGAACAATCTATAGCTGCTGATCCACACCAAGCCTACCTAATGTATGGTGGCGGTGAGCCAATAGAGAAGATCACAAAGGATAATATTGCTGAATCTTTAGCCACAGCCCAAGACAATCAAATTAAAGTCTCTGCGTGGATCGGTGAAGACGCGCCCCCAATGAGCCTGTCTCAGCTTAATGATTTAAAAAGAATTGGCGTACCAGCATTGGATGACATTCTTACAGCGTATGACAAAGAAGAAGCTGAGAAAGTGCTGAATCTTTTATACAAAGAGGACGCTGGAGAGATGGCAGTCGTTGGATCTTTGGCCCTCCAAGCCGATGGTGAGTCATCTTATAACGCATACCTAGCTGGGGCATCTGCTCTAAACGCAAACCCTGACTACAAGTTAACGGGTAAAGCTAGTTTAAATAACGACACTCCGCGTTCTTTATTCTATGACGCAACTGCTGGCTTATTTGAAACAAGCAATACTAAAGCAGAGAAATCGATGCAACTAGTGGCTGACACTATTTACATTGGATTGGCAGAAGCGGCTGGGTTAATGGCTGGAGATCCAGAGGGTCTAAATGTTGGTTTATATGAGCAAGCTATAAAGTTAGCGGTGGGAAATATTGTTGATTATGGTGATAACAAGATATTGCTACCTAGCCGAAATATGACGTTAGAACAGTTTGAAACAACCATCGACAGTTTGAAAATGGAGCAGATAAACGAGATGGGTGGGTTTGCAGAGGCAGGATTAATAGGTCGTAATGGCAGACCTAGAACTGTCACGCCAGAATCAATGCTTACTAATCTTAAATCAGGTAAAGCAAAGTTAGTGCAGCACTCAGAGTTTGGTCAATACCAAGTTTACTTTGGTAACAGGCCCGTAACAAACGCAGCAGGCACAGTGTTTATCTTAGACCTTAGCGAGAAATAATATGCTTCTTTATAACGCGCAAGAACCCACTGATTTTGAGAGTTACCAAGAGCAGGGTGACGTTGGCACATTTGATGTAGGTGGCGCACAGATTGATACGTTTATGTACGAGGATCTATCAAACTCGCGTGAACGCAACCTAGATGAAGAGCTATGGAAGGAGGTCTATAAGGTACATGATCTAGCCCCCGAAATGTTTGGCCCAAAGTCTATTCCACAAACAAACCCCAATGCGCCTAAGATTTTGCAGCAGGCTTGGGATGACACTTCTCAAGCTGAAAACGCTGCTCGTTTATCTGATTGGGAGTCAATGATTGAGCCAAATTTAGAGGCACTAAAGTCTAGATTTCCAGAGGCAAATATTCGTAATCGTGATGAGATCGATACAGACATTGCCGCCCAAGCTAAGGTTCTGCGTGATAAGTTTGAAAAAACCTATTCCTATGCTGACCCGTATGCTGGGTTCTTTGGCACATTAGGTGGTGCTGCTGTTGCTTCAATGGCAGACCCCATTAACATGATGACATTGCCTTTAGGCGGTGGAAAGGTAGCTGGAGCTAGTTTCATTAAGGGCATGGGCATTGTTGTTGCGCGTAACTTTGGTATTGGCTTTGCTACTGAGGCAGCACTTCAACCATTTGTTTATGACTACAAAAAAGAGATTGAATCACCCTATGACTTGCAAGAAGCCTTATTTAACATGGCGGCTGCTGGGGTCGGTAATGGCTTACTCAGTGGAGCAGGCCATGCCATTGGAAGGGGCTTTGATAAGATAGTTGGCAAGCAAGAACTGCCTGATACCCATGAAACTAGAAAGCTAAGAAAGGATATACAAGCCCTTTTAGAGCTACAGACTTTTGCCGATGAGACAGGTGCTAAGACTGTAGGTGAGTTAGAGATCCATCTTAAAGCTTTAAACACTGCGATGGCTGACATAGAAGCTGGTCGCCAGGTTGACTATGACTTACTAGGTAAGACAATTGAGGCTGAGTATTTAGAGTTGTTTGATGTTGAGGTCAATGGTGCTAGGGCCACAATGGATTACATCGCCCAAAAGCGGTATCGGCTAGAAGAGTCTTTCGATCCAGACCTATACGCAAAGCAAGAGCAGCTACAAAAGTTTGCTGATCAAAAATTAACCAAGTGGGAATTAAAGCAAGCGCAAAACAAAGCTGACGTTGAAACCACTGGTGAGCTTAACCAAGAAACTGACCTAGACGCTGTGCGTGAGATCCAAAAGGCTGAGTTTGATAAGTCGGTTGGTGAGGACACTATACGCCAGAACGAAGAAGCTAACATCGCTAACAACGATCTAAGGGCTAGTCGCAGAGATGAGGGTGACATGATCGCCCTTAAACAGCAGATGGATGATCTTGATACACAATACTCAGATCAAGTTGATTACCATAGCGCAGCTAAAAAGGCCCGTGATCAGTATGTGGTTGATAAGGCTGAAGAGACTAACCAAGCAATAGCTGTTGCGCCTACAGACACGCCTCGCATGATGGCTGTTAAGACTGCGGTTAATCGCATAGCCTTGTTATTAGGCGGTCAAAATATTAAAGTTAAAGTCTACGAGGGCAATCCTGATGTGGATGGAAATATGCGTTACGCAAGGGAAGCTATAGATCCTAGCTATAAAAATACTATAATCGGTAGGGTTTATGATTCAATATCTGACTTTGCCAAGGCCGCGTCAAAAGGTAAGGTTAATCAAGCAAGGGAAATTGATCTAGATCAAAGGGACATACTAAATGGCGTAATGCCTGCGACTGAATTTGATTTTTTAAAAATTGATGACGATGGCATTGGCATGGATTACGAAATGGGAACCTTCAATAAACGACTTGAAGATGCTGGCCTATATGTTATTGACAACAATATGGGAAAAGTCATTGCAGGAAAAACAAAAGAGGACGCATTAAACTTACAAAACGCTAGAACTCCAATAGAATATGGAAAGTCGTATGGCTACAGTGATGATGATATTGCAGCTTTTTATCTAAAAAGGGCTGGGGGTATTGAAGAATTAGCATATAGAGAATACAAGAGTGATCTTAATTTAAGTTTAGATAGTGATATTCGTTATTCAAAAGATGGGCAGACCATTGAAGCAGCCATTAACCCAGAAACTGGCGAACTTCACATCAACGCATCAGCATTCCGTGATGAAGCCCACCTCATGCAAGTTATGCGAGAAGAGATCATAGGCCACTATGGTTTACGCAAGTCGCTTGGTGATGACTTCCAAGGTGTTATCAACGACATTAAATCCACAGCACTGACCAACCCAGAGTTGCGTCAAATGTGGATTGATCTGTCTGGCATTGACCCTCAAACCAAGCAAATCATAAACCCTGATGCGCCCTATAAAGGCATGGCTGACGATGTAATTGCGGATGAGATCATCTCCAAGATGGCGCGTAAAGAGATCAATGACACTATCTTTATGACCCTCAAGAACATCATCATTAAAGCCCTACGCAAAGTTGGCTTAATTAAAGATGACATAACTGTTTCAGAGATGAGAGCGTTGGTGGTCAAGTCTGAGCAAGCCCTCAAGAAGAACGTAGTCAAGCAGCCAAGAATCACTGGCCTAAAGCCACAACTGAAACAGGTAGATGAGCCTTTAAACAATGAAGCCATCGATGCTGAGGCTAACCGCATAGTAACTGACGAGACTAATGACCAAGTGACCTTTGACCAAAACGGCAACTCGATAAGCCTAAGAGCATCACTTATGGAAGATGACGCAGACATAGCTGGTATCGAATCAATTAGAGTGTGTATGTTATGAGCAAATTAGATAAATGTTTTAATGAAGCCATAGCATCTGGCAAGCTATCCATTAAATTAGCTGAAGAACTAAGGCAAGACGCATCGATCTTTGAGGCCCAGCTTAAAGCACAAGGCATACACTCATCTGAACAGGCAAAGATTTTAGGTGTTGAAGAGGCGGCTAAACATCGCACGTTAATTGCAAAGCGCAATAAGTACCAAAAGGTATTGCAGGGCATTGCTAACGAAAACAACACAAAAAACATTAAGTCCCATCGCAAGAACAAGACTACTGGCTTATTAACCCTTCTGGTTAAAGACTTAAAAGGCCATAAGGGTGATGTAACTTGGTCGAACGTTGATAACCGATCATCTGCCATTGAGGGTCAAGCACACTCACTCGCGGCTGATATGCTACAGAATTTGCACACCACTCATTTAGGTTGGGGTCAGGATAGAGAGACACTACTTGCCACAGTGCGTGAGATATTCGGAGAGGCCACAGGTAACGAGAAAGCATCTAAGTCTGGTGCTGCATTCGCTAAGGCGGCAGAGTACCTTAGAGAGCGATACAATCGCGCTGGCGGCTTTATACCTAAGCGTAATGATTGGGGTATGCCTCAAGTTCACGACCAAGTTAAAGTCTCAAAAGCAGGCATGGACGCGTGGATTGAATACACTTTACCTAGATTAAACCGCGAAGCTATGGTCAATGCGGATGGTCGCATCATGTCTGACGATGAATTAATGCAGGCAATGCGCGAGTCATATAAGACTGTCTCTACGGATGGGCAGAACAAGAAAGTACCTGGCGCATTTAGTGGTAATGGCAAGATGGCTAATCGTCATCAAGATTCTCGCTTCCTAGTCTTTAAAGATGCTGACTCATGGATTGAATACCAAGAGTCTTTTGGTAGTCCCGACTTCTTTAACGTCATGGTAGGCCATATTCGCAGTATGTCTAGCGAAATAGCTATGCTTGAAGTGCTAGGCCCAAACCCCAACCAGGCGTTTAAATACCTCAGTGATATTGCAGATAATGATGGCAACATGGGCATGGTTAACTCTGTGTGGAATGTGGTTAGCGGTTCGGCTGACATGGTTGATGTTAACCGAGAATCTTTAGCCAAAGGTACAGCGTTTACTCGACACTTGCTAATGGCTGCTCAGTTAGGTGGTGCAGCTATATCCTCGATCACTGATCCAGTGTACGGCAAGATGACTAGGGCGTTTAATGGCCTGCCAATCGTTAAATCATTACAGCACACAGTCGGTCAGTTAAACCCTGCTGATGAGTCTGATCGGGCCTTTGCTGCTCACCTTGGCATGGTCATGGATGGGTGGTCATCTCAGGCATTAGTTGGCTCACGCTTTAGTGGTGAGATGGATCCAGCAGGCAAAGCTTCCAAGATTTCTGAGACTTTATTTAGAGCGTCAGGCTTAACGGCTTGGACTCAAGGGCAACGCAACTCTTTTGGATTGGACTTTCAATGGCACTTGGCTAGGCAGATGGGTAATCCCTTGTCTGAGATTGAGTCTAAGTTTCAAGGCATGATGAGGCGTTACGGCATTACCGATGAAGATTGGGAGATTATGCGATCTGTCCCACTAGAAGAGCATGGTGGTACTAGCTATTTTAGGCCACAGAATATGCACGATTTAGACTTACCCACAGAAACTGTGGATAACCTTGTGACTAAAATTCTTGAGGCGATGAACACAGAGATGGACTTTGCTGTGCCAACGCCTGATGCCAGGGTAAGAGCAATCCAAACATGGGGCGGTAAAGAGCGAGGTAGCTTTACAGGTGAGGCAGCGAGAATGACCATGATGTACAAGTCGTTCTCAATGACTCAGTTTATGACCCATATGTATCGAAGTGGCCCAAAGTTTGTGGGAGTTTACGCACTTAGGTTAGGCATATCATTAAGCGTTATGGGTGCTTTAGCAATTCAAATGAAGGAAATATCAAGAGGTCGTGAGCCTCGACAGATGGATGGGGCTTTCTTGTTTGCAGCGATGATGCAAGGTGGTGGCTTAGGGATCTTTGGTGACTTCATTGATGCTAGTGGTGTAGGCAATAAGAGTCGGTTTGGTAATAGTGTCATGGCTACAGCAATGGGGCCAGGTGCGTCATTAGTAGAGGATGTTGTCGGACTTGGCGTAAGTGGCTTTGACTTTGCAACAGATCCTTTCACTGGTGATGAAACCAACTTAGGTCGTGAAGCTGCTAGATTTATGCAGCGATACACGCCTGGTAACAACCTATGGTATGGACGATTATTATTTGAACGCCTTTTGTTTGATAACTTGCAAGAGATGACTGATCCAAAGGCCAAGCAAAACCGCAAGAAATACGAGCGAAAGATAAAAACAGAGCGTGGTCAAGATTATTGGTGGAAGAGGGGTGAATCAGCACCTAGCTTCTAATAACCGAGCAAACAACAGTTACTGTTATCTTATAATTACGGGAGATCATCAGTGACTGTATCCAGCACCACAAACAAACAAAGCTATAACGGCAATGGCAGTCAATCGGTCTTTGCCTACACGTTTAAGATTTTCGCTGCCGCTGACGTTGAAGTTTACGTTGGCACTACTCTTAAAACACTTTCTACCCACTACACACTATCAGGTGTAGGCGCAGCAGGCGGTGGAAACGTCACGTTTACTACTGGCAATATCCCTGCTGCTGGTACAGGCAATGTCACTATTCTGCGAAGCCTGGCATTAACCCAGGGTGTGGATTTGGTGAACTATGGGCGTTTCGATGCTGAGGTTATTGAATCACAATACGATAAGCTTGTAATGATGGTTCAGCAGTTGCAGGAGCAGGCTGACAGGACGATCCGATTCAATACCACAGTATCTGATGCTGGCGGTGTAGAGATCACTGACACAGTCGCAGAGCGCAGAAATAAAGTATTGGCATACGATAACGCTGGTGATCTTTCGGTAGCCAATGAGCTTGGTGAGTGGAAAAATAACTGGGCAACAAACACTGCATTTACTGCGCGTGATTTAGTTTTAGACGCTGCTACCAATAATGTTTATATATGTTTGGTTGCCCATACCTCTGGCACATTGTCATCTGACGTATCTGCTAACAAGTGGGCTTTGGTCATCAATGCCTCAGCCGTAGCAGCAAGTGCCACCACAGCCACTACCAAGGCATCAGAAGCCGCAGCAAGTGCAACTACCGCAACTAACCAGGCATCTACCGCAACTACTAAAGCAAGTGAAGCTGCAACCTCAGCATCTACCGCAACTACTAAAGCAAATACCGCAACTACGCAGGCATCTACCGCAACTACCAAGGCGAGTGAGGCAAGCACATCTGCAAGTAATGCCGCTGCATCTGCATCAACCGCTAGTACACAAGCTACCAACTCATCTAACAGTGCCAGCGCAGGGTCTACATCAGCCACTAATTCGGCTAACTCTGCTACTGCGGCAGCGTCTAGCGCGTCAACAGCAACTACAAAAGCCAACTCTGCTACTGCTAGTGCAAGCACTGCAAGCACTCAAGCTACTAATTCATCAAACTCTGCTACTGCTAGTGCTAACTCTGCCACGGCTTCTGCAAACTCAGCTACTGCTTCTGGTAACTCAGCAACCGCAGCCGCCGCCAGCGCGTCTACCGCCACTACAAAACGTAATGAATCATCTGCCTCTGCAACAGCCGCAGCTAACTCAGCAGCCGCAGCAGCAACAGCACTAGACTCATTTGATGATCGCTACTTAGGTGCAAAATCTTCTGCGCCCGGTCAAGACAACGATGGTAATGCCTTGGTTCAAGGTGCGTTGTATTTCGATACCACTGCCAACGGCATGAAAGTCTATGACGGGTCTGCGTGGATAGCTGCAAGTTCGTCTGGCACAGCTTCATTGCTGACTTATAAATATGTCGCTACTAACAACCAAACAACTTTCACAGGCAACGATGTAAACTCTGTAGCCCTCTCCTACACAACCGCCAATATTATTGTATTGCTTAACGGCATAACGCTTGATTCTTCTGACTACACAGCGAGTAATGGCTCCTCCATTGTGCTTGGCTCAGGGGCAGCTACGAGTGATGAGCTAGTGGTTGTAGCCTTTAAGTCATTCACTGTTGCTGACCATTACACAAAGACTGTGGCTGATGGTCGATTTAAAGCTATCGGAGCCGCTTCTGGAGGCCCGTCACTTGGAACTGCATCTGTTATTAGAACCAATGCTGCTGTTATATCCGAGTCAATTACAATAAACACTAATGGTATGTCTGCTGGCCCCATCACTATTGCTGATGGACACACGATTACCATCGGTAACTCAGGAAACTGGAGCATAGTATGAGTACACTAACAGTTAAAGAACTGTCCCACCCAGCAGGGCAGGTAATCAAAATATCAGCAGGTAAGACCTTAGACTTGAAGAGTCAGGGGTCAGTGACGATGCCTACGGGCAGTGTGTTGCAGGTTGTATCCAACAATCACACACAAGGCGCACATGTTTCGTCTAGTAGCACCAGCTATGTTGCACTAGGGTCAGCTTTTGAATTATCCATTACACCTAAATTTTCAAATAGTTTAATAATTTGTGAAGTAGATAATGGCATGGTTTATACGATTAATGACATTGCGGTAATTGCTGTAATAACTAAAGGTGGTGCAGTTACAAATAGTTCATCTTATTCTTATTACAATAGAAACAGGGCTGGACAGCATTATAGTAGTTTACACATGTGCGCTTCTTCTGTTGCTGGAAGCACGTCAGCAATAACTTATGGTATGTCTTATAAAATAGATGGAAGTGGGACTTGCTATGGCTATCATGGTGGTAGTGCTTACCATATTAAATTAACGGAGATAGCCCAATGACATCTAAACTAAAAACAGACGTCCTTGAAACAGTCTCTGGCTCTGGCACGATTGCATTGACTAACCAGTTAAGCGGTATGACGAGTGCTAGTGTTCCCAGTGGGTCAGTGATTCAAGTGATTCATGCTTCTAGTTCAACAGCGTTTTCTACCACAAGCACATCAATAGTAAACACAGGATTTTCAGCGACCATTACCCCAACATCTTCTAGCTCAAAAATAATTGTAATGTATAGCACTGCTGCTTGGGCGGCCAATACTTCAAATATGTCAGTAAATCTACATCTATTACGAGGCTCTACAGACTTAGGTGTTAAAGCGGTTGGCTACGCTGCTTCTGCTGGTTATGTGGCTTACCCTGTGGGCTTTTCTTATTTTGACACCCCATCAACAACAAACGCAACAACTTACTCGCTATGGGTGAAGGCAGGGGGTGCAAACGGAACAGTTTCAAAAGCCACTGAAGTAGCCCAATTCACACTAATGGAAATCAAAGGATAACATCACATGACCGATAAAGTCGCAGCACTACAAGCACTAACTCCAGCAGCCCAGTGGGTCTTACGGGGAGACGATTTA